GGGGTAGGCCGGGGGGTAGGCCGGGGGGTAGGCCGAACTCGGGTTTTCAGGGGGGTAGGCCGAACTCGGGTTTTCAGGGGGGTCACGCGCGATATAAAAATTGATTTCGGGGAGGCACAAAATCCGCGCGCACTTTTTGAAAACCGGCGCTTGACACCCTCGCCCGCTTACTCCATATTCCGATTGCGATCCTTTGTATTGCACCTCCCCCCCTCCCGGAGGTACGATCCTCTGTATTGCACCTCCCTCTCGGACTGACGGGGTTCCCAGGTCATGGTGGCCCCGTCATTTTCTAAAGCAGATCGCGCGGAGATTCTCTTGGCCATCGGCCAGGACCACGTGCTCGCCCATGCGGTGTGCTTCGGTCACCGGCACTCCCATCCGACTCCCCCCTTTCACCATGAGATTATTAAAGACTGGCACAGCACCCGGCCCAACGTGCTCACGCTGGCCTTCCGCGACAGTGCCAAGTCAACCATCGGGGAAGAGGCTACCGCCCTCGAAGCCTGCTTCCAGCACATCCACAATGCTCTGATCCTGGGGGAGAGTGAGCAGCGCGCTGTCGAGCGCCTGCGCGCCATCAAGCATGAGATAGAGACTAATGAGGTCCTGCAATTGCTCTTTGAGATCGGCCCCGGAGCTATATGGACTGAAGCCAAGGTCACGTTGTCCAACGGCGTCATGTTGCAAGCTTACGGCCGGGGGCAGTCCCTCCGCGGGGTTAAGCATCTCGAGCACCGGCCTGATTGGTTGTTTATGGACGACCTCGAGGATGACGTGTCGGTAGCGACCCCCGAGGCGCGCGACAAGACCCGCACTTGGTACGGGTCTACCGTGGTCCCGGCGATGGATCCGGGGGGTCGCAAGCGCATGGGGGCGACCCCCTTGCACCCCGAGGCGCTCGCCCCCACGCTTGCAAAAGCGGCGTCGTGGTATTCGAAAACCTATCCGGTCATACATAAAGATAGTACAGGGCGTATTGTCTCGACATGGGCTTCGCGTTACTCGGTCGAGTGGGTAGAGAAGAAACGAGAAGAACTAAATGATCTCGGTAAGCCGGATATTTATGTGCAGGAATATCTTTGTCAGGCAACCAACCCGGCGACGCAGGTGTTCACCCCTGAGATGATACGCGTTGTTCCTCAGCTTAGGTCGTGGCATGCGGTCTACGCGATGTATGACCCGGCCCGCACGACCAATAAAAAGAGCGCGACGACCGGCAAGGTTGTATGGTCGTGGGTAGGCCGCAAGCTCGTTATATGGGATGCTTTTGCCAAGAAGCTGATGCCCGGCGAGATTATTGACGATATATTTGCGGTCGAAGAGGAATATCACCCTGTTGCCATCGGCGTTGAGGAAACCGGCCTTAACGAGTGGCTCATGCAGCCTATCCGCGCGCAGCAGAAGGCACGCGGGCAAGTCCTGCCTATGCGAGCACTACATGCGCCACGAGGTAAGCTTGACTTCATCCGCGGGCTTCAACCCTACTTCCGAGCCGGGGAGGTTGAGTTTGCGCGCGATCTACCGGAGTTGCGGGCGCAACTGCTCGGCTTCCCTTCGGGGGATATAGACGCACCGAACGCTTTAGCCTATGCTCTGAAGATGAAGCTCGGGGTGCCGGTCTACGAAGAGTTTAATGTCGAGCACATGGCCGAGGATCTGCGGCCCGCCAAGGCTCCTCTATGGCTGGCGGTCAACTCAGACGGCAAAGTGACGACGGCTGTCCTTTGCCAGCTCTCCTATGGCCAGCTCTTGATTCTCGCCGACTGGCTGCATGAAGGCGACCCCGGCGCCGAGCTTGCCGACATTATACAAGAGGCCTCTGTCGAGACCCCCTTCCGGCGGGTCGGGGATGGTAAGCTCCCTGACCCGCGTGTTTCACGTGAAACACTCCGCTGTGTTGCACCGCAAAGTCATTGGGGTCTCTATGATCTGATAGGGCTGCGGCCGGCGGCCAAGCGCATCCCCGTAGACCTGTCGCGCGGCGGCGCCCCCTTGCAAGGCCGGGAGGAATTGCGTAGGATGCTTCGCGCCCGGGTGCACGGGATGGCCACCGTAAGGGTCTCAAACCGGGCAACATGGACGCTGCGCGCATTGGCGGGGGGGTTCTCCCGGCTCGTGGACGCTTCGGAGCCCGAGGAGAATTCCTACGCTGTCCTTATGACCGGAGTCGAAGCGTTCGCCGCTATGTTGCGGGGGGCTGGCGTTCAAAATGAAAATAATATAAATTGGCAGACGGCGCCGGACGGGCGTCGCTATATTTCCGCGCGAGGGTGAAAACGCGCACCAACACGGGGCTTTGATGAGCATTCCAATTGCACTTTTTTCGCAGGCCCCTGCCGAGGATCTCGTCAATGCCCTCAACCAGCTCGTAAACGCGATAAACGCGCAGCTTGCAGTTGTCGGGACCAAGCTGGTGATCTCCGGCGGCACGATCAATAGTACAGCGATCTCCGGCGGCACGATCAATAGTACAGTGATCTCCGGCGGCACGATCAATAGTACAGTGATCGGTGGTACGACGCCGGCGGCTGGTAACTTCACGACCCTGACAGCGCCGATCATATCCGGCGGCATCGCTATCACCGGCGATGCCACCATTCATAGCCTTACCGTCGGATTAGGCGGGGGGAGCATAGTATCCAACACCGCCAATGGATATCAGGCGCTCTATTCCAACACGACAGGCAGTAACAACACCGCCAATGGATATCAGGCGCTCTATTCCAACACGACAGGCGGTGCCAACACCGCCAATGGAGTGGTTGCGCTCTTTTCCAACACGACAGGCGGTGCCAACGTCGCCAATGGAATTCAGGCGCTCGTTTCCAACACAACTGGCAGTAACAACGTCGCCAGTGGATTTCAGGCGCTCTTTTCCAACACGACAGGCGGTAGCAACACCGCCAATGGATATCAGGCGCTCTATTTCAACACGACAGGCGGCAACAACGCCGCCAATGGATTGTGGGCGCTCTTTTCCAACACGACAGGCAGTAACAACACCGCCAATGGATATCAGGCGCTCTATTCCAACACGACAGGCGGTAACAACGTCGCCAATGGATTGTGGGCGCTCTTTTCCAACACGACAGGCGGTAACAACACCGCCAATGGAATGTATGCCGGCTACAACAATTCCGTTTCTCTCCAAACCATGTCCTACAGTACATTCCTTGGTTATGGTGCAAATTCCAGCATTGACGGCGTAACCAACTCCACAGCCATCGGTAACGGCGCACAAGTCACCGCCAGCAACGAGGTTGTGATTGGAAATTCCTCCGTCACGAAGACGGTGTTGAACGGCGCCATCGCTATCGGCGGAGCGACGGCGATCGGGTCCGACCGGTCGTACTATCTTCCTTCCTACACCGTCACGACGCTGCCGGCGGCCGGAACCGCAGGCCGCATGGTCTTCGCCAGCAATTGCCGGATGTTCAACGGCGTCGGCCTGCAAGAAGGCACCGGCGCCGGCACCGGCGGCCTTGTCACCGACAACGGCACGGCCTGGAAAATCGCCGGCACCAACGTCACTGCAATCGCGTAATATCCAACTTTGGAAACTCCATCATGACCTTTCCGTCCAATGCCTATGTCTACGAATTTCTCTATCGCGGCCAGCCTCCAGGTAGTACGCAAGCGCCGGATTATCACGTAATCGTGGCGGTTCCCGGAACCGATGTTTTCGGTGATCCTATGCTGTCCTATAGCCAGGCGATGACGCCGGAGCAGGCGGGGGCAGGGGGCCTTGCACTGCCGACCCTTATTGCCGGAATCAATACGGCGTTGACGGCGCAGATTGCGACACTCCAGGCTGAAAACGCGACACTCCAGACCGCGCAGACCGCCGCCGGGGCGACACTCCAGACCGCGCAGACCGCCGCCGGGGCGACACTCCAGACCGCGCAGACCGCCGCCGGGGCGACACTCCAGACCGCAAAGTAGAAAAGCTGATGAAAGATCTCGATGCGGCAAAAGCGCCTGTTGGATCTGGCAAGAAATGAGTGCAAAGGCAGCCAAGAAAATTCGTTTCGATCCCGGCGCCGGGGAGCGGGACAAAAATACAAACCTTGACCGCGACGAAGAGTTGTCGGGCAAGGAAGATATCCGTGATGCTCTGCTCGACCTCTATAAGGATATTGAGAAGGGCTTCGACGAGCAGGCCGATCGTTCCGACGGCAATTTAGACTATTGGGATTGTTATAATTGTGTGCTTGGTGACAAGCAGTTCTATCAGGGCAACTCAAAAATTTTCATTCCCATAATCTTGAACGCGGTAAACGCGCGCAAGACGCGGTTCGTCAACCAGATGTTCCCGCAGTCGGGTCGCTATGTTGAAGTGACAACAGAGAACGGAGACCTTCCCCAGGCCGAGATGGCGCTGCTTGAGCACTATGTCCGGCGCGCAAAGCTGCGCACGCAGGTCGCTCCCGCGTTGATGAAGAATGGTGATATCGAAGGGCAGTACACGGTGCAGGTTACATGGCAGTCACGCACGCGCCATGTGGTTCACCGGGTTAAGCGGGCGCCGGAGATTGAGGGGCTTGCTCTTAGTACCGGGGAGGAAGAGGACGAGATTGAGGATATCGAAGAAGAGGTAATCAAGGACTCGGGGCCGGGGGTATTGGTCATCGCCGATAGCGATCTTCTCGTGTTGCCGGCTACGTCAAATAGTCTTGAGGAAGCTCTGCATGAGGGGGGTTCGGTCACAACCCTTTGCCGATGGACCACTGCCAAGCTCAAAAAGATGATCAAAGAAAAGCATATTGAGAAAAAAGCCGGCGAGGCGATGGTTGACGAGATGCGTAAAGAGGGGCGCTCAAAACCGATCGACAAACCGAAGGAGATGGTGGATGCCGCAGGAATTAAAGGAGACGGGCGCGGTAAGTATGCTCTTGTGTACCGAACTTGGACAATGCTTACGCTCGATGGCGAACGACGACTTTGTTTAGTATATTTCGGAGGGCAAGACAAAATACTCGGGTGTAAACGCAATCCGTATTGGTCAGATCGAATTGATATTATCTCCGCGCCGGTCGAAAAAGTTGAGGGCGCGTTCAAAGGTCAAAGCAAGATCCGGCTCGGCGTAGCTGATCTCCAGTACCAGGCGAACGACGCGGCGAACGAGGGTATGGACAGCGCGGCGTATGCGCTGATGCCCATTGTGCTTACTGACCCCGAGAAGAACCCGAATGTCGGCAGTATGATAATGACACTCGCCGCCATATGGGAGACAAGCCCCGGCGATACGAAGTTCGCGCAATTTCCCGCGTTGTGGAAGGACGCGCTCGAGATCGTCGCCACCGCGCAGGCGATGATTTTTCAAACGCTCTCGGTTAACCCCGCGCAGATTACTAATGCCCAGGGAGCAAAAAAGAAGCCTTCGCAAGCGGAGATTGCCAACGAGCAGCAAGTTGATATTTTGACGACCGCGGACGCCGTGACGGTGATCGAGGAAGAAATCCTTTCGCCGATGCTCGGGTTTATGCTGGAGCTTGACCACCAATATCGGGATAAGCCTTTGCTCGTGCGCGAGTATGGTGAAACGGGGTTACGCGCCAATATGCAGGAAATTGAGCCGGTCAGCATGGGGCGGGCCTACCAATTCCGCTGGTACGGGGTGGAGGCCGCGCGCAACGCGCAGCACATGCAACAACAGATTGCCGGGATCAACGTGCTTCGCGGTGTCCCGCCGCAGATGTATAAAGGTTACGTGCTTGACCTTGGCCCGGTGCTCGCCCAGATGATCGAGAACATGTTCGGCCCGCGTCTGGCGCCGTTGACGTTTAGGGATATGCGGATGGAGCAGAGTGTCGATCCGCAGACTGAGAACCAGCTGCTCGGACAAGGTATGCTTGTGCCGGTGCACGCGATGGACGACATTCAAAAACACATGCAGGCGCACATGCAGGCAATGCAGATGACGGGAGACCCGCATGGGGTTATAAAGGTTCATCTTGCCGCCCACATGCAAATGCAGCAACAGCAGCAGATGGAGCACCAACAGGCTATGCAGCCCCAGCCCCGGCCGGGGCCGGGGGGTGGACAACCTAAGCCCGGTGCGCAGCCGGGGCAAGTAAGGAACGCGCAACAACCCCCCGGTGCGATGCACCAAGACCAACTCCACACAGGAATGCCGAGATGAGCACGCTCGTTAAAGTAGCAGGGTCAAATGTGACAGTTTCAGGAACCCCGGGGAAACTCACCGTGACCGAGGCCACTTGGCTCGGGGCCGAGGGGGTGACAATCACTGACAAAGACGAATTTCTTAGCTTCTGCGGGGCGATATACTCGGAAGCGGCGTCCGCGTGGCCGGGCATTCAGCTCATGGATATAATGCTCAAGCTATAGGAGAAGGCAGAATGGCCGATAAGCAATTCGTCGAAGGCCTGGTCGCTTCGGCGGCGAATCCTGAGGAGCTTCTTGCCGCCCAGCATGCAGCGGCGCAGAAGCTCTTAAGGTTTGACGGGGAGCGATATCCTACGGACGGCTGTGCCATTACGCTTTCGTGCCTTCTCCAGGCCGCAGGCATCGATGTGGCGGACACCTACTTGGCCTTGTCGCTCGGGGTCCTTCTTGAGCGGCGAGGATGGATGCGGGTCGCTTGCGGGAGGCAAGAAAAGGGCGACGTCGGAAGCACCTGCGGGGGGGTGATAAACCACGGTACAGACCACATATTCCTGGTTCTCGAGGCTATGGGTAAGGACGAAATGGTTGTGGCCGACAACCAAGCGCCAGTTCCTCATTTCCGGTATGCCAGCGGTAAAGGTGGTAAAACGCCAACCAAGTTCTTCTTGCGAGCGCCGGGGGCGAAAAGTTGATGCGCAGCGCCCCGCGGGTTATCCTCGAATTACTCGCCGTCGTCGTTTGTGTGGCCGGCCTCCCGTTCGCGTTGGTGTGGGGGGTCGGTGCCGAAATTAGACTTAGAGTTGAGACGAAGCGCCGGCGCCGGCGTATGTTTCTCGACACTGTCGGGAGGATGACGGAACTTGACTATATTATCCACAACATGAGCGGTACACCACGATGTTGAAGTGGATCTTGATTGCCGGCGTATTTGTCGCGGGCGTGGTCGCTACGCTCGCGTGGCTGCTGCGGGAGCTGATGCAGATCCCGCCAATTCCGTTTCATTGAGGCCGCCGCGGAAGCACCTGAAAGGAAACGCTAGTGATTACAACAGCGCAAGTGGCTGCAATCAGCCGGTACGTGGGAACTTTCATAGCGGGCGCGGCAACCGCCGCTGCGGGGTGGGGCATCATTTCAACAGATAACGCTGCGACAATTCAAACATCGCTCGGCCATATTGTTAACGGTGTCCAGGAAATCACTGTTGGCGTAGCGCCCCTGGCCGCGATTGTGCTAGGGTGGTACGGCACATGGACCGCAAGTCACAAAGCCCAGGCCCGGGCCGTTGCCGCGACCGGGGCCATAATCGTCACAACGCCCCTAATTGCGGCCACGACGGCAGAAAAAAACATTGTTTCCTCGAATGATTACGAGGTCGTGCCGAAATGAGTTTTGCATCTGATCTCGCCGCTATCCAAACTGATGCACCGACAATCACAAAAATTCTGGCGGGTGCAAAATCATTCAATTGGGATGGTCTTCTAAATATGTGGTCGTCGGAACCGATCCAGCAGCGTGTTGGCAACGGGGAATCCGCGGTGATGATCATTCTACAAATTGCCGGTCTGTTCCTTCCCCCGGAGGCGGTGGTTATAAATGATCTTGAACTCGCTGACGAAGTGGTCGAATTCCTCGGGCCGGTGTTCGGGGCGGTCCTGACCGGCCAGGCTCCCGATGCAAACATCGCGGATTTGTGGCCGTCAACCAATTGGAAAGGCTAAGCAAAATGAAACCCTCCACGCTTTTTATTCTCGCCATGTTTGCTCTGACAGGTGCGGGCCTCGCGGCGTGCGCCGAAGTCACGTCGGGAATTAACTCGGTTTCGGCCGCTCTCTCGACGCCGGCCGCAACCCAAGCCGCGGCCAATATCAAATCGGTTACCCTCAGCTTCACCTGCTCCGTTGCCAGTGTCTCGGCCGTCGAATCGCAGATCGCATCCTTGGTTGCAACCAGCCAGGCGGCAGTCAAGGATTCCCAAACCGTATGTCTCGCGTCATCGGGCCTCTGCGATGCGCTGGGCGGCACCGCATCGCTTGCGGCGTGCACGGCTTCGTTGACGGGGGGAACCGGCCCTTGAGTTCCGCGTTGGTCGTCGCGTGGTTTGTTTTCGCCACTCCGGGGCATCCGGCGGTAGCAAAGCAGATCAAAGTCGAGGCGAGGGCGTGCCATTTGCCGGCTGTTCGCGGGGCCTACCCGGTCAATGGGGATTGGGTCGTAGGAACCTTTAAAGTGGTATGCAAATGACTTTCGACTTATCCGTAAACCTCGGGCAAATGATTACGCTCTTCGGGTTTTTGGCCGGGGGGATCGGGGCATTTGTATCGACGAGGGCAGATTTGTCGGCGCAAGCGCGGCGACTTTCGTTTGTGGAATCGGAGATGCGCAAGCAAACTGACATTCTGGTTGAGTTTGCTCGGCAAGACGAACGACTTAGAGCATTCGAGCATAGGCTTGATCACCTGGAGCACGGGGTAGCTTGACTTATACCTTTATTCTACGGTAAATTAGACACCTGTCGATTGGCCGCCGTAAGTGGCCCCCGTCCCGCCGACGTAATCGGCGCCCGCCTAGTGGCCGTAAACCACCGGAGAAAATGCAGTGACAATTGGACCGCGAGACCCTGATGAAGAACCGGATGACATCCAAATCGAAGATGGCGATGAAGGCGAAGATGCCGGACAGCTCGACGACGAAAGCGGGCGCGAAGCCGGTGGGCAAGAAGACGAAGACACCGAAACCGATGAAGGGTTAACGGCCGAAGACGAAAGTGGCGAAGAGCCACCTCGACGGAGCCGCGCGACTTCCGCAGTTCTGAAAGCGCGCGAAACCGCTAAATCCGCTGCTGAGAAAGTCGATCGGTTAGAACGAGAAATTCAGGAACTTCGCACGGAGCGCCAGCAACACCAGGCGCGGATGCAAGAAGAGACACCTGATCAAGAGGCCGCGAGACTGTCGCTCATGGGCGCAGAAGAGCGGTTGGATTACAAGCTTGGAAAAGCCCAGAAGGCTCAAGAGCGTCAGATCAATATGTACCGCTTTGAGGCCGCGGATAAGGCCGACAGAGCGGCATACGAGGCGAAAGGGTCCTATGACCCGCGCTTCAAACGGTATGGGAAGGAAGTTGAAGACCTGTTGGCCGTCGAGAGGCGCGCGGGTCGGGACTTTTCGCGAGAGACGGTGCTGAAGTTTGTTCTTGGCCAAAAGGTTTTGGACAACGCCAAGAACATCAAGACGCAACAGGCCGCCGGCCGGAAGAAGGTGGCGAGCCAACGGACGCAGGCAGGCGACGGGCGAAGTGATCATGCGGCGCCGCGTGGTCGAGCGGGCCGGGGAAATTCGCTCGACGATCTCGAGCGCAGGCTCGATGGAGTCGAAATTTAGAATGTCGGCGTAGGGTGCCGGCTTAGGAGTAAACTACAATGCCGGTTAACAGTTCGGGCGCATTTCAAGCCGATGTCGAATCCTATATTGCACAGAAAACGCTCCCTCTCGCCAGACGGCGCTTAGTAGCGTTCCAGTTCGGCGACCCCTTGACTCTCCCCAAAGGACGCGGCGTCGTTTACCAAGCCGCTCGGTGGAACCGCGTACCGCTGCCTTACGCGCCACTTTCAGAAGGTGTCCCGCCGGCCGGTCAGGAAATGTCCGTTACGATGGTCACGGCGACCGTGCTTCAGTGGGGTGACAAAATCACCATCTCGGATATAGCGGAGATGACGATCAAGCACCCTATGTTCAGTATCGCCAAAGAGCTTTGCGCGCTTGCCGTGGCGGAAACTTTAGACCGCAACACATATAATAACCTCATGGGCGGGACACAGATCAACTACGTCAACTCCCGCGGCGCCCGTGCTAACCTCGTTGCCGGGGATGTGCTCAACCTCCACGAGATCAATCGCCTTTACGCGCAGTTATCCAATCTCGGCGCGCCGAGGTACATGGGCGACGAACAGACAAACGAAAAGATCGCGGCCGAGTCCGGCGGCTCCAAGGCTTCGGCCGACCCCCGAGGACTTCCTCACTACACCGCTATTGTTCATCCCTTCGTCGTGCAAGACGTGAGGGAGAATTCGACATTTGTCACGGCTTCTTCTTACAGCGATATCAACAAGCTATACAATGCTGAAATTGGCGAGCTTGGCGGCATTCGGTTCTGCGAGTCAAACATGGTCCCGTTCTGGACCGGCAACGCGCTGATTCAAGGTGTCGCGGGGAGTGCCGGGGCACTGGCGACCAACGCCACCTATTATACGATCGTTACCGCGTCTGACACGCAAAACCAGTATGAAAGTTGGATCACGCAAGTCTCGGCCGCAACGAGCGTCGCCGGCCCGAACGGCTCAATCGCGATCACCTTGCCCTCGACCCCGACAGGCTTCACCTTCAATGTCTACATCGGCACTACAACCTCGCCCGACAACTTGGCGACGACCGCGGCTGGTCCTACGACCGGCCCCTTGCAAGGGCAGGCGACGCAGCTCGCGGGCGGGCAAACTGTCATCCTGACAGGTATTGGTGCCTCGCAAGTACCGCCGGCTGCACCGGCAGCCGGTGTCACCGTCTACCCGACCCTTGTTTTCGGGCGCGGCGCTTACGGGCAAATAATGCTCGACGACATCAAATATACGTTTCTGAAAGATGCTGACAAGTCGGACGTGCTCAACATGTTGCGCGTGGTAGGCTGGAAGGTTATGTACGGCACAATTTTGTTGAACCAGTTGTTTTTCGGCAGGATCGAGTCAACTTCGGCCTTCTCCGGCACCTTCGGGTAGGGAGTAAGCAATGGCGCTTCTCCCGGTTGGAACAAAGCTGACGACCAGCCTTAGCGGGCTGGTTTTCCTGCGCAGCGGAATGAACCCCGCGGATACTGCCGCGTTGCAGGCGAGTATCTTGGATGACAAACTTGCCGCGGTCGTGCCGCCCGGCACCCCGCGTATATGGCCGGGTGCCTTCGGGCAGGGGCAGCTCTACATTCCCCGTCGCGGGGTGCTCAAGATTGAGCCGGGGGACGTCATCGCTGTTGATGCGTACGGGTGGCCGATCCTGATCTCTCACTACTCTATCGCCGCCGCCGCTACTTCCTGGGATACATGATCCATGGCCAAGAACAAGCTACTTGAGAAACCGAAGATTCCCCCGGGGCATGTGCGCACTCGGGATATTGACTTGTCCGTCTTGACTGCCACCGAAATCGCTGCTCTGAAGCAAACGGCCGAAGTCCGGCTTATGGCTAAACTGAAAGTCGACGCTGAAGAAGAATTCCTCAAGCAGGAAATGGACCGGCTCGAGAAAACCCGGTATCCAAGTCTCGTGGAAGAGATGCGGGAAGTTCGCATCAATCTTGCGCTCTACGCCGACCGTATTTTGCTCGACGGCCGTTCCTACTTCCACGGGGAAGTTTATCACGTGCCGAAGTCCGTCTATGATGTGATCAAAGACTGTGAGGCCGCTTCGTTTCGTCATGATGATGAGGTTCACGGCGACCCGGATGCCAATTTTTACAGGCGTAATCGGGCGCGGTATAACTTATCCGCGCGTACAGGTGCGGCAACCGGCACCACGGGTGCGCCCGCGAGGTTTTGAGAGTTTTATGTCAGACAGGTCAGAGGCACGTATGGTCGATCTACCCCCCGAGAAGACTACATCCGAGGTGAACGCCGGCACTATGCCTGCTATCGGCATTTCAGTCTCGCACCAAATTGGCGAGGACCGCAACGTCGTCTTCCAATGCTTCGTCCCTTTTGACTGCCCACCGGTCGAACTTGACGCGGCGCTCGACAAGGTGTTCAGAGCGTCCAGCCGGCAAAAGGCTGCCATCCGGTTGCCGCAGGCAAAACTTGACCTCACCCGGCTGAGGAAGGGGCAGAAGCGCGCCGCCGAGCGCATCGTTGAAGTCCGCCACACTTACGAGATGACGGACCAGACGGCGCGAGAGATGCACACAGCGAGCGGTCGCAGGACCGACTATAAGCCTACTGCGCAGATCGTCGCTGACCGGCAAAAGCAGAAGATCGATCTCGATAATTTAGAAATAGCCATGAAGCGGGGCCGCGAAGATATTGAGCATCTCGAGGAAGAGATTGCTGAACTGGAGAAGATCGTCGCGGGGGGCTAATGCTACAAACGCAGCAAATCATTACCCTTGCGACACAGATCGCCAAATGCCCTGGCTTCACGGTGCAGGCGGGCCAGTTTTTGAACATGATCTTGGCCGACTTGTGCCAAGATTATGACTTCGCCGTCACGCGCGGGGTGGCCAATTTTACCTTCAACTCAATAGCCGGGCAGAATTCCGGCCCCTATGTTTTACCCGCCGACTGGCTGCGCGCAAATCTCAACGATGTATATTACTCCATCCAAGGGGTTCAATACGTTATGATCCCCTTCACTCTCGCCGAGTTTGACTCGTGCGTACAGCAAGCGGGTCTTGCCGCTTACCCCGAAAATTATGCGGTGGATAATTCCCCCATTGCAAACGGCGATGCGCCACTCATGTACGTGTGGCCTCCGGCCGGCGGCTCTTACGTGGTGACAGCGCGCTACCAACGTCAAATGCCTGACATCCCGACGCCGGAGACCAGCGCGGCGATCCCGTGGTTCCCGAACCAGACCTACCTGAAGCTCCGGCTTACCGCGTCGCTTATGGAGCTGACGAACGACGATCGCTACGGCGCAACCATGCAAGCGGCGCTCGCGGACCTCGACGCCTACCTGAAGATGAAGGACGACCGGCAAGTTGTGAAGACCGTCGAGTTGGATCGCCGTAGGTTCGGTAAGAACTTTGACCGGCTGAAAAACACGAAGCTTGTGGGGTGGTGAGACGTGTCCCTCGCCAAAACTCAGCCGCTTCGCTTCTCCCCCGCCGGCTTGTGCGACTCGCTCGATGAGACCGACACGAACCCCGGCGGTTGTGCCGTTCTGCAAAATCTCATCCCGGACCCTTCTACACAGAACATATGGACCTGCCGCCCGGCTTCGCTATTGGCGACGGCCTTCGCCGGGTTCACGACGCCGGGCGTAATTTCGGTCTTCAAGATCGTGGGCTCGTATGTCTACGGGCTGGTCGCCAGCGGCGCGACAGCCGGCTACGACCAGCCCTTCGTCTATAACCTCGCGGCCTCGGCTTTCGTCGCCTTGACCGGCGTCACGTCGAGCAACGTGCCGGCGACACAAGGGACGACGGGAGAATGGACGCCGCCGACGATGGACATTGTCGGGACCTATGTCGTTGTCACACACCCCGGCTTCAGCGGGGTGACGGACTACATCGGGTGGTTTAACATTTCCAATCCCGCGGCGCCCGTGTGGGCTGCGGGCAACCTTACCAGCGGCACCCATATATCCTTCACGGTTGTCCCTGCATGGGTTTGCCAGTTCAACGGCCGTGCATTCTACGGTATCAACCCGCCGACCGGGCAGCCTTCGGTCATTATGTCCGACTCTCTCAACCCGCTAAATTGCTCGAACGCCGGCCAAGCTTTGACATTCTATGACAACAAGCCTCTTACCGCGGGTGTCGGCCTGCCGCTTAATAACCAACTTGGTGGCATCATCCAGGCGCTTCTTGTCTTCAAAGGCAACAGTAACATCTATCAGGTCACGGGCGACTACGCCGCGAGTAGTATCGCAATCAACACGCTCAACTCCGCTGTCGGCACGCTGGCGCCGCGGTCGATTGCGGCGACCCCTGTCGGCGTGGCTTTCCTCGCCGCGGACGGCATACGCATCATCGACTTCAACGGGGCCGTAAGCGACCCTATCGGCAGTGGCGGTGCGGGGGTCGTGGTACCCTTCCTGACGCCGGTTGCTTACTCGCGTGTCTCGGCCGCTTGCAACGCACAAGTTTATCGCATTAGTGTGCAGAACTCGCGCGTTGCGGGTACGCCTTATCAAGAATATTGGTATGATATTGTTCGCAAGGTGTGGTCAGGTCCGCATACGCTCCCGGCCGGCATGATTGGCGTTTACGGGTCGGAGTTCGTCGTGGCGCCGGTCGGCGTGCCTGCTCAATTGTTTTTAAGTAAAGTAGTACCGGACTCGACGACTAGTTCGACCGAGAACGGCGCACCCATGCTAGCGGTGTTTCAGACAACTGTAGTTCGGGACAATGAGCAAATGGCCATGTCTGAGATCGCGGAGATGCAGGTGAAGACTACATCCGTAGCTTCGGTTACAGGTATCCAGGTTTCGGCGCTCGACGAGAACGGGTCGGTCTTGAACACGGTTTTCTACGCTTTCGCAGCGGTGGCTACGCTTTGGGGAAGTTTCAGGTGGGGGGATGCATTGTGGGGAGGCGCGCAATCGGGGGTTTACCCGAGGCCTATTAGCTTTAACGCACCGGTCGTGTATAACCGGCTGGCGGTGAACGTGGCGTTCGTCTGCGGCAACGGCTTCCAGATCGGCGACATTTTCATTCGCCGGCGCGTGCTGGGCTATATGCAGAAGGAAGTAGGATGAGACTTTTTTTAGCAGCCCTGTTTTGGTTTTATTCAAGTGTCGTCGGGGCAGCGACAATTTGCGCGAGCGTGCCTTTTACGTTCATCAACGGCGTAACGGCGGACGGCACACAGGTCAACGCGAACTTCGCCGCTCTTATAAGCTGTGTCAATACATACGCGGCGCACAACGGGGCGAACAGCGACATCGCAAGCCTGTCGGCGCTAACTTCGGGCAGCCTCATCTTACCGGGGCAGTATGCCTGGACTGCGGCCACGAGTATCGACCCGGGATTCTTAGCGTGCGACGGGTCCGCGGTGAGTCGGACGACCTATGCCAACCTGTTCGTCGCTATCGGTACGACTTATGGAGCCGGGGATGGCTTGACGACGTTCAATGTCCCCGATTTGCAGGGGCGCGTTTTGGCGAGCGTGGAGGGAACGACGGGGAGGCTGACCGGCGCGGATAGTGTCGGCGAGGTGGTAGGGGTGCAAAGCAGTGTTGTGCAGCAAGCCAACCTGGCAAATTTCAGTCTTCCCGCATCGACGACGTTTTCGCTCCTTGCCTCCGGCACTAACGGTGGCCGGCATAGTTTCGACTCCAGCGGTGAGTATACAATTATTTGGCAAAACTCAGCCGGCGTCGGCGTCGGATATAATCTCCCTCTTGTGGGCACGATATCTCCCAACGTCACCTCCGGCGGCTCCGGCACACCGCTCCCCACTGTGCAGCCGACAATGGCTGCACAGTGCGAGATCAAATACTGACTCCTTGCTTAGTGAACTAGAGCAGGGTATAAATCTTGAACCAAACAAAGGGCTTCCTTATGAATCGTCTCATCAAATTATTGATTGCCGTCGCATTATCGGGCTTTTCAGCTCCAACTTTCGCCGCCAATCTGCCGCTGAGCGCCGGGCCGCAGGACCCGAGTCAGATCCAGGCGACGCTCAACCAGCTCATCCTGGGTATCAACTCCGGTGTGGATGGCCTGCTCGGCTCAACCCCCGGCACGCCCGCGACCACGTTGACGACCATCCAGCCCCTCGCGACCTACACGCTTCCCGGCGGCCTCCTTGCAAGCGGCGGGCAGGGCATTCATATCCATTGCTGGGGCGTCAACTCGGCCGATGCGAACGCCAAAACCCTGACCTACTCGTTTGGCGGGTCAACATTGGCGCTGATTGTCACCGGGTCAGGCAATACTTGGCAGAGCGACTTCTACGTTTACAAGACCGGCGCTTCCGCGCAGACTGCTGAAGCGCACGCCGCCACCGGCACAACCAACGTGGCATCCGCGCAAGGTGCGTGGACCGTAACCGATACCTCGGCAATTACGGTGCTCATTGAAGGCACGGCGGAGACTTCCGGCACAATGACACTCAACGGCAGCTATATTGAACAGATCAAGTGAGGGCATGATGGCAAAGCACAAAGAACATGGCAAAGGACTGCTCGCTGGTCTGAAGACTCACTCGCCGCCGGTCGATGACGCCAGCCGTAAGCCAAAGGGGGGGCATGTCAACCAAGATGCGACCCGCAGTGAGCCATCCAAACAAGACGCAACTGTCGGCCCCCGCGTCGCCTGAAGGCACGCTCTATCAGTGGGAGCAATGGTCACTCGTCCTTCCCGAACTGGCGCCGCTGTTCAAGCGCTACTTTGCTGAACTTGGACCGACCGCCGAGGGGCTCGAGCTTGACCCGGACTGGCGACGGTATTTCGAGTACGAGCGCTCGGACATCCTGAAGGTATGGACGGCGCGTGCTCCGCATATTATCGGCTTCGTCCTTTGTCTTTTAACTCGGCCGATGCACTACGACGCACTCTATTGCTTTTCTGACACGGTTTACCTGGCGCCGGAGTGGCGTAAAGGGCTGCGCGGGTATAGGATGGTGAAGCGACTCCTGAGTGCGCTGGAGGGGATGAACGTGAAAGCTTTTCGTTTTGAGACCAATGCGGCGTTCGATCCCCGGGTGGAGCTGCTTTTAAAGCGGCTGGAGTTTGCCCCCGCAGGACTAGTTTTGCAAAGGATGTTCCAATGAGCACCGGTGCAAGTCTGCCGAGTCAGCCTACCACGGCCTATCAACTCCCGACTGCATCGCTGGATCAGGCGCAGAGTAGTGCGCTCGGGAGTACGCAAAGCCTTAGCGCCCTCCAACCGCAGGCTTCGAGTACCGGCTCGCAAATCATGAGCACCGCGTCCAGCCTGCTCCCCCAGGTGCAGACGGCGCTGAACGCCGCGGCCTTCAACCCGAACCTTTACGCGCAGCAGTATCAGCAGCAGCAAGATCAGACCAATGCGACACTCTCCCAGCAGGGGATGGCGGGATCACCCTACGGCGCGGGGCTCGCGGCACAGCAAAATCAGAATTTCAACAACACCTGGAACCAGCAACAGGTCGGGCTTGAGAGTACCGCCGCTAGTACGGCGGAAGGTTTGCTTGGCTCGGCGGCCACAAACGCGCAAAGCGGTCTCAGCACGGCGACGGGTATCACGCAACAGCAAATCCAGGACTACCTTTCTTACCTCGGGGCAGGCTCTTCCGCGACACAGGCGGCAACCGGCCAATATGGTACAGAATCCAGTGCCGCGATCGGCAACCAGCAGCTCGCCAATCAAACGAACCTGGGGATAGGTAACCTTCTCGGCACAGGAGCAAAAGCAGTGGGGTCGTTGTTGTGACATGGCAGGATTCGGCGGTGGTATCGGCAATCTTTTAGGCTCGGTAGGAGGCGGCTTCGCACAGACGGTTGACCCGGCGATTATGGCGATGCTGCAACAAAAACTACAGAACCAATCCAATGCGCCAGCGGGTAATACGCTGTTGCAAATGTACGGGCTTGGTGGTCCGCCGCAGCAGCCGACCGGGCTTGGTGGCTTGTTGAGCAAGCTCGGGATTGGCGGTGCACAACCGCCCGTCCCGCAGGCGCAACCTCAGGGGCAACTGCAAAGTCCATTGGGGGGTGGCCCGCAGCAGCCCCCGCAGCAGCCCCCGCAGCAGCCCCCGCAGCAGCCCCAGCAGCAGCAGCCCCCGCAGCAGCCCCCGCAGCAGCCCCCGCAGCAGCCCCAGCAGCAGCCCCCGCAGCAGCCCCCGCAGCAAGCGCAACCTCAGGGGCAGTTGCCGGTCGGGCAAATGACTCTCGAGCAGATCGCGCGGGCTTGGAGACAGGCGAACCCGCAGGGGCGCCCCGAGGAATTCATGCGAGTGATTAAGACACTCGAGCCGGTCATGAACACGCAAGCGCTTCAGGCGTGGCGGCAAGTGCAACCGCAACTCGCCATCCGCAGGGAAGAAGAAGTGGAACGGTCGCATAGGGCGCAAGAGACGGAGCGCGGCCGAGCGCTCGACACCAAAGTCCAGCTGGCAGAGCAGCACGAAGCCCGACTCAGCGAACAATTTAAAGAACAATTGTCCCTTCACCGCGACGTATTGTCGCACTCTACAAATAAGGACGAGCGCGACTTCGCCTACCGCGCGGCACAAGCCACTCTTAAGACGCAACAGCGGCTTATAAAGGAGAACACGCAGGCCAAGCTGCGCGCGCTTGATCTCGACGCAAAGGCCTCGAGTGTCATGGTGGACCCGGAGGAGAAGCCCCGGTTAATCAAAGAAGCCGCTGGTCAAATCAAGGAGTTGGACAAGCAGCGCGAGGAAATTGAACGAGAGTACAAGACCGAGCCAAGTATCACCCACGAGCCCCCGGCGGCCGAGCGGAAGAGTAATGCGGAGGTGGATAATCGAGCTGACGGGGGAGCGCTGGAGACGGCAAAGCGGAAGCTCAACGGGCTGCTCACGAAGTCGCCCCGAGAGGAAATCGACTATAAGGGCAAAAGGCTGAGATATAAAGGCTCAGGAGATTACGACGACCGAGTAAATTGGGAAGAAATTAAGTGAATGGACACTCCTGTCCGTATCCCTAAGTTCGCTCTCCCGGCGTTCGCTCGCCCTCAAGACAATAGTGCCGGTCCGGCGTTTGCTCGCCCGCAAGCCGGCGATGACAGTTTTGCGGGTAAGCTCCCGGTAGGCGTCGGGCCGCCGAGGCCTCACCCCGAACTGCCGGGCGTCACGCTCGCGCCGGCCGGGGAGGAACTAAGCTCGAAGACCGTTCCCGTAAAGCCTACAGAACTCGATACGGAGGTAAGCCAGCTCTCCCGCGCGCCCGGGGGCATGTTGAAACGCTGGGGTGAGAGCATTGCTAGCGAGTTCGAGGCCGGCCAGGAACAATGGCGACGAGGAAAAGAAACTTTTGGCACTCCGGGAGCCTACACTAGCTTTCTGGATATGATTGAAGGCCCGGTGCGATCGCTCGCGTCTCCTGTGCTTGGCACACTCTACGCCTATGGCGAGGGAGTTGATCCTGGTTATTTCGGTGGCGAACTACCGCACATAGTCACCCCTGTCGGCTCAAACGCCCGGCTCCTTGCAATGATCCGAGGTTCAGAGCCGGCGGCCTCGGCGCCTGAGCGTGCGATAATCAGAGGCTCGAAGATTCCCGAGCCGGCGCCGCAACCGCAGCCGCTTGAACCGCCCGCGGTTGCGGCGCCGAAGCCGCTTGAACCGCCCGCGCCACCTTCCTTTGCCGAAGCGCGCGAGGGGAAACCTCGGCAAGGGATTGTATCGGTTGCGCCGTCTTCCTTTTCCGAAGGGTTCAATCCGCAGTACAAAGATCCCGGCAATCCTTTTTTTACTATCAGAAACGCGCATGGAGATGTTTTAGGGCGTGTATACGGGGGGGTGAGCGGTGAAAAATTCCACATAAAAACAGTCGAACTTACAAATGATTCTACGCCCTCCCCCGCGCTTAAGCGCCAGTTGTCGGCCGCCATCAAAAGGAAATATCCTGACGTCAAACGAGTTATGCATGCAAAAAAACCTGCCCCGGAAATCTGGCCGGGCGCGCCCAAAGCTAAAGCCAAAGCCCCCCTTGCTGAAGGGAAGGCCGTCGGTGCCGCTGTCGCCACAACCGAAGACATTCTCAGGGGCAACATCGCCGATCGTGAGAAGGCATTCATGCTCGCAAAGCCCGGGCGCATTGAGGGCTTGAAACTCGCAGCGAAGAAACTCCAAGCCGTTACGGGCTTTGGCCCGGACGCCGCGTATGCAAAGGGGCTTATCCGCGAAGCGACCGGTCAAGAGACGCGTGACGTCGAGCGCGCAAGCGCGGCGCTCGAGGAATATCGCAAGTTTGTGAACGGGCTCGATCCAGGCGAGCGCTTCGACGTGATTGATTACATTCAACGGCGCACTGAGAAGGCGACCGCCGGCTATGAGCCCTCGCCTGAGATTAAGCCACTGCTCGATACCATTCGCGGGGTCATGCTGAAGTACCGAGGTAAATACGAGGCCGCGTCCGCCACAAACAAGATGCAGTTCGAAGAGGATCATCTTAAGCAGATGTGGCAGGACCCCGAGAAGGCGCGCGAGTTTTTTGCCGGGGGTGGTAAGGAGGGCTCAAGCAGCTTCACGAAGGGGAAGAAGTACGCGACCTATGCGGATGGTATCCGCGCCGGGCTCATCCCCGTGACGACTGACCCGATAGAGATCGTCATCCGCGATATCACCGCAGCCGGCCGCTTTCTCAGTGCGAACGAAGTCATTGAGACCGCCTCTGACGCGGGGAAAGTTATCTACAAAAAGCGCGGCGCCCAGCCGACCGGCTGGGCCGAACTCAAAGGGTGGACGGCCAAAGGCACAAGCCGACACGAGGTTGCTTATGCCCCGCAAGGTTTTGCGACAGTGTGGAACAACTATATCTCGCAGGGAACTAACGGGCCGGTAAGCGGTCCTCTCCTGCGAGGGGTACAGGGTGCCTTCAACTCGATGACGGCCCTGAAGCTCGCCATTTCCGCCTACCACGCGGTGAACATGGTCAAGGAGTCGACCGTGGGCGGCCTCTCGAACGCCATAGATGAGCTTGCCGGGACCGTTGGCGGGACTGCACGGGAGATTGCGCATGGGCATCCTATGGCTGCGGGTCGTGAACTTACCAAAGGAAGTGCTCGAACCGCCCGAGCGGTGGTAGCGACTCCTTTCAAATTCGTCACGTCCGCGATACGCGGGTATCGAGTCCAACGTGCGTACTTGCATGATATTGGCTCACCTCACCTGATGAAAGTTGTCGATCTTGCGGCCAAGGCCAACTTCCGCATGCGGGGAAAAGGCGCCGCGATAGATGAGTACCGCTTCAGCGGCGCGGTCAACCTGTTCACCGCATTCCGGCGCGGCGCACTGAAGCTCGAAGCACAGGCCGCTGCGGCTGATGTCAAGGCGCACCCGGTACTCGGCACCGCGCGAGCGGTCGGTAAAACCCTCGCAAGCCCGTTAGAAACCCTCAACTCACCCCTGTTCAACGTTTACATCCCCCTGATAAAGAACGGCGCGATGTACGACATGATCACCACTTGGCTTAACAAGAACCCCACAGCAACCGAGGCCGAGCAGGTGGCGTTCGCGCGAAAGGCAGCCGACATCATCGACGATCGCTTTGGCGAGATGAACCACGATAACATTTTGTGGAATAAGACCGCCAAACAAATTGCACAGGCCGCGGTCTTCTCCTACTCCTACGAACTTGGCACAGGCCGCATGGCAGGCAAAGCTATTCGCGACACCGCCAAGTTTCCCTTCACCCGGGATTGGACCCCTAACATGTCCTACCCCGTCGCCCTTGCAATTATAGCGGGGACGGTTGGTGCGATGACTACCTACTTCCGTACCGGTGAAGCGCCGGCGGACTGGCGGGATCTTTATTTCCCCCGGACGGGCGGTATTGATGCGCGCACCGGCAAGCCCGAGCGGGAAGTATGGCCCGGCTACGACCCGCAGTTCATTGCCTTCATGTTTGACCCCAAGCAAGAGTTGGCGAACAAGGGCAATATGGGCTTGCAGTTGGCATACCACATCGCCAATGGTGCCGACTGGGCCGGTCATCCGATCGCGCCGAGCGACATGGGCGCACTGCCGGCGCTACGCAAATATCTCGAGTATTCTCTCGGCGAAATGGCGCCCATCTTCATGCAGTCTATGGAGAAGCAACTGCCCGGCTCGAAAATTGGCGGGGTCGAGCGATTCATGGGGATGCGGCCGGCGCCGATGTACGCGCACGATCCCGAAGCTTATAGACAGATGAAGGAGCACCAAAGGCTAGAGGCTGATGCAAACAAGGCATGGTACGACTACACGCAATCGACATTGCAAGTGAAAGGCTACCGCCCGGCAGGTAAGCATGCCTTTGTACAGTCATATATCGCACGACATAAAAAGAAGCCATACAAGGGTGTCCAATGAGACTTCTGATCATTGACCAGGCCGGCGCCGCTCTCGACTTTGCCATGCGGGCGCAACGCGACGGCCACAAGGTCAAGCTGTTCATCCGGCAGACTGAGAAGACCAAGGCAATCGGCCGCGGGCTCGTCGAGATAATTGAGGACTTTCACCCTTGGCTGCATTGGCCGGACCTGGTTTTCCTCGCTGACAATACAAAATACCTGCGCGAGCTTGACACGTGGCGTGCACTAGGGGTGCCGATCATCGGCCCCTCGCCCGAAACGGCGCTATGGGAACTCGATCGCGGTATCGGCATGGAGGTACTGCGCAAGCACGGTATAGAAACGCCCCCTTGCAAGGAGTTCAACGATTACAATAAAGCCATAGTTTACGTGAAAAAGGAAGGCCGGCGGTTCGTGTCAAAGCCCTCCGGCGATGCCGACAAAGCGCTGAGCTACTGCGCAAAGACCCCCGCTGACATGGTCTTCATGCTCCAGCGGTGGCAGAAGTTCGGCAAGATCAAGGCGCCGTTCATTCTGCAAGAATTTGTCGAGGGCGTCGAAATGGCGGTCGGCGGATGGTTTGGCCCCGGCGGGTTCAACACGGGGTGGTGTGAGAATTTCGAGTTTAAGAAATTGATGGACGGTGATAAAGGAGTAGCCACCGGCGAGCAAGGGACAGTTCTACGCTACGTGCGCCGGTCAAAACTCGCGCGCATAATGCTCGAGCCGCTGGGTGAACTTTTGGCGAAAGCCGGTTACGTCGGGTACATTGACGTTAATTGTATCCTTGACGAGCAAGGACACGCGTGGCCGCTGGAATTCACGATGCGGCCCGGCTGGCCGACTTACAATATACAGCAGGCCCTCCACACCGGAGACTGCGTACAATGGTTGCATGACCTTTCACAAGGCCTCGACGCGGGCAACTTTACGCTTGATCTAATAGCCATGGGCGTCGTCCTCTCTATCCCGGATTACCCGTATTCTCACTTGACGCGAAAAGAAGTTGTTGGAATCCCGGTCTATGGAATTACTGACGGGTTGCTGCCACGAGTTCATTTTTGTGAAATGCAGCAAGGCGAAGCTCCGGTCGACGTGGGGGGGAAGGTTGAGACACGACTGATACCAGTCACGGCTGGCGACTATGTACTTGTCATGTCATCTGTAGGTAATACGGTCTACGACGCCAAGCAGAAAGTCTACCGGCGCCTGAAAAGGCTGTCGGTCCCGAACAATCCTATGTACAGAACCGACATTGGTGATAGACTAGCAAAGCAGTTACCCGTCATCCAAGCTCACGGATATGCTACGGGGATGGTCTTCAACGAGTCGTCAATTTGAGGGCCGCGTTGAGCATGTTACTAATATCCTCCCGCGGCACCGGCGTTTTGCCCGGAGCCGGGGTTGCTTTTTTCGCCGCGAGTTCCGCGCGGTAGCGCGTGATCTCCGCCTCAACCTCCTCGTCCTTCTCCGCCTCAACCTCGTTGTCCTTCTCCGGCGCCGCATTAGGCACAGACTGTGCCTCTTGCATTTGCGCCGCGGTCCTGCGCGCCCGTCGCGGGATGCTCTCGGGTACGGGGTACTCGGGTTGCGCGGAGATTTGCCTTGTTTCACGCGGCGCCTGTAGCGCTGTACCGCTTGGCTGGTCATTCGCCCCGGTCACAGTGTCCGCCTCGCCACTTTCAATAATCTTTTTGATCGGTTCGACGAAGTCCTCAGCGATGAAACCGACCGGCTCAAACTTGAGAACGCCGAGTTCTTTATCGGCAAACATCAAGCGCGTTACGATCTGCTCGGCGCTGACGTTTTGCCCTGCGAGGTGGGCGGTATAGCCGCGCCAAGCGCCAAGAGAAGCCGGCGGGATGGCCAGCAAATAGACAGTTCCACTCCGGTCGCCCATGACAAGGCACGCAATCTTTTTGTATGTCTGGCAAGCCTGAACCGGCTTCCCGGACACTTTAGATACCCGCGAGCCCCACTTGTTCTGCGGGCAGGTCGCGCAGAGATCATTCTGGGGTTTTGCGGCTTGCGATGACGGCCCCACACCATTGTCCGACCAGCAGTCGGGCGCCGAGGCTTCCTCGGGGTTATAAGCATTCTCATAGTAGACCTTAGAAGAATGCTCGTTGCCGCCGACAATCACTACGTCGAGGGTCAGGCTAGGCAAGAGAGCCCCATGGGTCTCCCCGTTCGCTTGGACGAGTGTAAAGCGATTATTCCGCCGGCTTATCGTCGGCGGCTGGCTAGCACCGAGCCCCCCCATGAGCTTGTTCATAAGCCCTGGGTTGGCAGGGGAGAGGTAGGCGGGTAATTTCAGCATCATGATTTCCTCACGTTGACGACCGTCGAGGTCGTGATATCAACCCCCGGCGGGGGTTCGTTTGTGCGCGCAATGAACGCGCGGCACCAATCTTTAGAAACCGCGTTGGTGAACATATTGTAATCGTTCTCCGCTCGCGACCACTCGACGAGCGCCGCGCGGTCAACCAGTTTCACCTGCATTTGGGAGGTCGTATAAGCCGTACCGGACGCGGTCTTGATATTGGTCTCACCGCGTTCCAGCATGATCCCGAGCAGCCAATTTTCGCAAGTAGTGACCGCAGCTTCGTACTCTGCAAGCTCGGCGTCTCGCTCTTTTTTTATCGCATCCTTCGTGTTGCGCAGAGCAATAACTTTGGCTATTACTTCTTCTGTGTTCATTTGAGTTTTCCCTCTTCAACCATCTTCAAGATGATTCCCATCATGTTTTGGTTGTTCTCCAACCTTTTATAAATTTCCCGCTCAACAGGCGTCGCGGCTATTTGGATAATGTTTGTGCTTTTTGTCTGCCCCGGGCGGTCGATGCGTTTGTTCGCCTGCAAGTAAAGCTCTGTCTTGTCCGTAGGAGCATACCATATGACAGCGGAGGCCGCTGTAAGTGTGAGACCGTGAGCTACTGTCCCCGGGTCGGCAACAATGATTCTCGGCGCCTTTTGGTATTGGAAGTCTCGAAAAATCTTGGCGCGATCGTTCTGCTCCACTGCCCCTTTAATAACCGCGCACTCGTATTCTTTACATAATGTCTGATATAGCATATCCACGACACTCGTCAAGGGGGCAAAGATAATTATCTTTTCGCGACACTCCGCAATCACCTCCTTGAGTATCTGCAAACGAGGCCCTGCATCGATTACGTGGGTCTCGTGGTCCGTGTCGTAGATGGCGCCGCAAGCGATCTGAATGAGTTTCATGCGCAGCGCGGCTTCGTTGACCGCATGAACAAGCTTACCGGACTGCATGGCAAGCACACAATCGCGCTGCAGCCGCTTGTACGCCGCATGCTGCGGAGGTGACAGCTCCGCATCACGCTTCTGCACTGTACACGGCGGCAGATCGACGCAGGTTTCGATTGCGTAGCGAATAGCGGGTTGAAGCAGCTCCGTCGCCGCCCTCACGGCCGTAATCTTCGGGACTAGCTTGAACGGGCCAACCCGCAGCATTGTGCGCTCTTGGTAGGAACGAAAACTTTCGCCATTGGCGTTGTTCACGAGCTTAGCTAGACCGTAGGCGTCGAGAGGCCCGTTTGGCGTCGGGGTACCAGTCATAAACCAAAGATAATCACGCGCACCGATGAGCCGCCGGGCAACCATATGACGTTTTGTCGTGGCATCGCGGTAAACGGCCGCTTCGTCCACAATTGCAAGGCGGATGTCTCGACGCGCGTCGAGATCGGCGGCCAACCCCTCCAGTGCCTGTTTCCGGTTAGACGATACGCCGACCCCGAGTCCATCGTGGTTGACAATGTAGAAGTCGGCGGACTCCTTGAGCAGTTTTTGGCGCTTGACAGCGGAGCCATGTAGGATGACAGCGCGCCGGCGGCCAATAAAGTGCCGCCATATTGCATCTCCCCACACAGACTGGAGCGTAGATAATGGTGCGACAACGAGAGCACGGAATGTTTCTCCTTTCGCCTCGGCCTGGCGCATGAGGTAGTCCGCGGCCCAGAGCGCCGAAAGCGTCTTCATGGTACCCATATCATTAAAGCAGAAGCAGCGTGTGTGGAGCACAAGGAAATTTGAAGTTACCCTTTGATGCGGCAGTGGACTCCACGGCGCACGAATGGGATAATCGTAGCCGTCTTTTTCCATCGGCGCGACAATAGGAAACTCATACCGCCGCAGAGCTTGCAGGTTGGCCAGCGTCGCCGGCACTCCGATGTAGGTGCCATTCAGCCGCACCGCGCCTTGCGTAATCGACATGAGGCGGTTATCGGCCGGGTAGACGAGCGTGTCGTGGGGCGCGGAGTAAATCAACTGAGTAATTTCCTCACAGACTCGAGCCCCGGCGAGTTCTCTAAACATACCTCGCCGCCGGCCCCGGTGATCTCGCGCATAACGCACCTCTGGCGCGGGGTGGGTTCTTTCCTCCCGGGCCGCTTGGTCTCGATGCCGTAAAACCTACCCCGATAGCAAACCAGGCAATCGATGGTTGCCGAGCCGTAACCCGTTTGCACAGGCCAAAATTGGTAGGCGCCGAGATTTTTCAGGTAAGCCTTCAAGGCCCTTTTTACGTCGGCTTCGATCAATTCAGCACCGCATGTTGCATACGTTGGGGGTTGGTTTTCGCCGCGACCTCAGCGGATATGACCAGCATGCTTTGAATGTGGGCGTAGGGAACACAGATGCGCCCGGCTAGCCTCCACCACCCTTCGGTGCGGACTTGCATGACGAGCTCGTCAAAATCGAAGTCGTCGGGCGTCTCCAAGTCAAAAAACGCCCCGTTGGTTACAGTGACCCGCACGATCATTTTTCGCTCCTATTAAACTTGCACTGCTTCACCGGGCACCACCCGCAGAGCGGGTTAGGTGTCTCAGGCCAAAGTCCGCGCTCTTGGCAGCTCTCCATTTGCCGCACAGATTCCCGGTTAGCGTAGTAAACCCGCGAGGTATCGGACAGGTCATATGATTTTCCCTTCCGGTCTTCTTTTAACCATATGTAGGCCCCGGTGATCTGTTGCACATCGGGGTAGTTGGCTTTGAGTAAGAGTGCGTGACAATGCAGCTCGCGCGGGTCCTCCCGCGTCTTTCCTGTTTTCCAATCAAAAATGACCGCCACCGGGCCGTGGATGATGAGCACGTCGATAACACCGCGCCCCCACGGGTTTTTGAAAAATTCCGCCGGACCCCCGGCTTCGTCCATCCCCAACTTCACTTCAGCGCGCCCCCCCACCTCCATCATTGGCTTCGCAAACTCGTACCATTTCTCGGGAAGTGGCGTTGTTGTCGTTCTACGGGCGAAGAATTCTTCCATTAGGGTGTGCACGGCTGTCCCTTTTGCCATCGCAGCGCTCGGGGGCTCGCGCGGAAGGTCCCGCGCAAAGAATTTATGATACGCCTTGCGCGGGCAGTTGGCGAAGTCGGCGAGCAAGGAGTAGGACCAAGGGATCAAGGCTTCTCCCCCCTTTGCTCTTTCCGTTCTTCAGACATTTTGATCGCGATCGCCTGCTTGCGGTTTTTGACCTCGGGGCCACGTTTGCTGCCGCTGCGCAAGATTCCTTTCTTGAACTTCTTCATTACGTTTTTGCTTGGCACGTTCCTTCTCCGTTTCCAGGTCGAGCGTGTTGATCGCCATCTCGATGGACCGGCTGACGAGCCCCCCATCGTGGTTCATCATGACGTTAAACTCTCGCACTACGCGGCGCGCGGCGGTGAACAAGGTCTCGTCAGCCATAGGTCTTACCTACCGTGCAATCGGCCGCGAGCGGTAGATCCGGCCCCCAGGCCGGCGGCGTGGTCATGCACTCCACAAGCGCTCGTGAACACTCACCTACCGTAGTTTCGGGTATCAGAACCCAAATATCATCGTGCGTCATCCCGACGATCCGATAACCGGCCGCCTGCGCGCGCAACATAGCGTCAGATGTAACCACGCGAGAGAGCGCCTGCACTACGTTTTCGACCAGCTTCGCGCCGTAGTATTTCACAAAGCCGTGCCGAGTTTCGAGGCGCCAGTAATTATCGCCGGTCGCTTCATCGCGGTGCCAATGTAAAGAAGCGAAATCAAGCCATGTGTCATTGGGGAGAAAGATTTTGCCGTCTTGCACCGTGCACGGCCCCCAGGCGCACGGTATAGACTCCTTGCGGGAGAGCCGCGCAAGCATCGCATCGCCCACCTTCCAGCAATTTGTTACCTGAGAGTGTGTCACCCGGTACGTGTTGCGCCCATGCAAGGCCTCGGCGTCAGTCAAAATGATGCCTCTAACGCGACAACTACTTTTTATCTTATCCGCGCCGGAGCCGAACCCGCATTGCAATTCCAACACCTTGCCGAGGTCGCGCTCCGCTTTGTCATTCTTGGTTATCTCTCGCCCGTAGAATGCCGACGCCATCGGCAGGTAGGGGTCGTGTCCTTGCCGGAACCGAGCGACCACATCATCCTGGCCAGCGAGCCAGTTCACGAGTCTGCACTCTCCTTGCGATTGGTCAACGCGCCCAAATAAATATCCCGCAGGCGCAACAACCCCTCGGCGAATGTCGCCGCTTCTGGGGAGGTTCTGAAAGTTAACTTTATCTCCACCGGCCCATCGGGTTGTGTGGGCTCCAGCATACGATAAGTAAACGCATAAGGGGCCACGCCCGCACATTTCATAAAGTCGGCCAGCCCGTGTTTCGGCGATGGTTGATCGCACGTCGAGACGAGCCTGAGCAAGGGCCGCGACACGTTCATTATCATTCTCCAGTAGTTCCAACATAAAGCGATCGGTTTTGGCAATCGCGGGCTTCTCATTGCCTTTCGGCGTTACTTTCGTCTCGACCTCAACGCCCTCAGCCTCGAGCAGCGCTGTGAACTTCGCGTCGGACCCCAAGTCCTTCGTCGACACGCCGAGTGAGTAGAGCTGCTCCTGCTTCGCCCGGGATGCGTCGTCGCGGCACTTGGCAAACAGCGTGGCGTCGCCGACCAGCACCGGCTCAGTAAACATCCGCACAGTCATATCAACTATGGGGAATTCGCCGGGGGGGAATACAGAGACCAGTTTTCCAAAAATCTCCCATGTGAGATCAACGTCGTGCTCACAACCACGCGCAAGTTGCTCACGCGTGTCAGAATTACAATCTTGCCACCGCTTCCCTCGGAACAAATCGTAGGGAACAGTTTTTGTAGGTAAGCCATAGTGCTTGGCAAGAGCCGCCAAGCTGACAGATATATTGTTGCCATGTATGAGCCGAGCCATAGAAAGGGTATCAAACCAAAAAGCCGGCTTGACGCCATAGTGGTGTGACAAGACCAACCCGTCAAACTGTGCGTGGTGCGCGATGACCGCAGTATCCGCCCAATCGATAGACGCGAAGCACCGTTTGAGCGATTCCTGCGGCACCCACCCCGGCGTGCCACCGGCGGCCTTGATGCCACAGCCTAGAGCCTCGAACCTCGGGTCACGTATGTACGCCTCCGCAGTCATCGTCTGCAACGTGTAGTCGTCGGCGAAGTATGTCTCGAAATCTAGACAGATTAGTTGCATCGCATTCCCGGCCTCTTGGTATTTGAAACCTGGCAGCGCTCGCACGACCGCCGCCTCCATAGCCTTCCGGTGTACCCCGATAGCAGGCGGCTTCAACTTCGAGTATCCTTCAGAACATCGGACGCCGCCTGCATCCGCGAGCGTAAATCCTCAGGGTACTTACCGGCTTCCCACGCGATGACCGTTTGCCGACTGACGCCAAGCACTTTCGCCGCTTGCGCCTGCGTCAATTGCTCACACGCGCGCCAAACACGCAGGTGGTAGCTGGTCCAGGCTTCATTTTCGTCCACGTTTCAACTCCAACCTACGGGTTTCCAATTATGCAGCGCCGCAAGGTTCTGCCGCCCGACAGCCTTAAGGATCGCTTCGCCGCCCGACAACCATGTTCCGCTGGCACAAGGGCAGGCGCGATGGCCCACGTTGACTCCAGCTCGGCGGTTACTTTCCGCCTGATTGAGCCGGCCAATCTCAGCGAGCACTTCCTCACCGTGCCGGTACTTCTCATCGGGTGTCAACTCGCGCCCTAGTTTCCAACGCTCTGATGCGCGCAGCTTGGGGTATCGCGGATTACCGCGCTGTTGATAGCTATCAGCCATGTTTCTCTATCCATCCAAATTGTTCAGCCAAGGCCGCTGTTCGCGGGTGCCACGTGTCGAGCGGCAACGCCAGTAAATCATACAGCATCGCCGCCCGCCCGCCGCCCTCCAGCTCGGCATAGAGCGGTTCGAAATAGGCATCGATCGTCGCTTGCGGGTTATGACCTTTTACATATTTATCGTTGGTCTCGAACACGGCATAGCGCCGCTCGCCGGCCCCCGCGGGAACAACCCACTCGGCGTTGGTGGCGATCGCAAAAGCAATGCGATTCCGGGCTTCGACCGCGTCGACACCTTTAATTTCAACTATCATCGTTCGATCCGTTATTAGCCGTTCGAGCACCCCCTCCGATTTTTTATCCTCCGCC